TATTTACGTTGGGAGTAATTTCTTCTTTTCCTGCAGATCCCGCTGCACTAAAGTTACAGGCTACTGTTCTATCTAGCATCCAAGTACGCTTTACGTCTCCGTAAGCACCTTGCTCAACTGTCGGGTAATAAATTTCAGCACATAGTGGAAACATGAAGTCTGTAGAATTGCATGACATTACAAGACTCCTAGCGTTTGAATAGACTTAAGATACTTAGAAAGAATCTTGTCTACAATAATATTGCCCGTCCCCTCGAATACTCCGCTGTTAAACTTAAGTTTAAACTGGTCTGTGTTGTAATCTTCAATATAACGCTTGTAGTATTCAAGCTTACCGCATGAAATGTCGTCTACGAGCAGCTCAGAGGCTCTGACGATGTCTCCAGGGAGTCTCTTGTAGCCATCTTCTACAATGATAATATAGTCTGCTGTCCTAGCAAATCCTCTTGAGTAATAATCAATTACGCCCTGGTCAGAGCTAGCTATCGGAATTAGCAGCGATGCACCCTCTGCTCTATTAATAGCCCCTGCCTCTGTTTCAATAATTGCAGTCTTGTCTTTAGTAATTTCAAAATTTCTTTCGTATTCTGATGCATTTGCAGAGTCATAAATCAAAACATTATTTTCATAGACCTTAAGAACTTTTTTTGCATCACACCAAAGTGGTAGGTAGTCTGTTCCAAATCCAGATGTTTGGATTACCTTTTTACGGTAGTAAAATCCTTCTGTAATAATAGAGTCAATGATTGCACGAGCTAGCTCTTCATTCTTGGCGTACTCGCTAATTTCACTAGCAGTTGAACCGTGATCGTTTGGGTCACTATAAGGCCTTACGATTTCATAATAGTGTTCTTCGTCATCAATTGTAATCTCATATTGTCCGTCATACTGAGACGGAAGAGTAATGCTTACAGATGCATTGCTGTCTGATGTAACTGTTCCCCCAGAAATAGAGAGGTCCGCCATATCCTTAATTGAATAAGAGTATTCAGTGCTAGCATCTGTAACATCAATGCTAACAACTGAAGAATATGACGGAACCCTCAATATTTCCATGGTTTAAGAAAGCCCCTGAATTTCGCTTGGGTCCGCTAGACGTACGCCGTCAAGTGTTGTCCACTTTTCCGCTAGGTCTGCCTCCACGAAGTTGTAGCCTTTCTTGATTCGGCCTACGCCAACCCAGGAGATGTTGCGAGCAGAGTGAACTGCTGCTGTTTCAACCTTTGAAGCTGTCTTTTTAACAGCTGCTTTTGGAGTTGGTCTCTTTGTCTTACTAGAACCAATTACACCGTCTTCGACTGGTGCGAGAACGTTTACTTCATCAGATCCGCCAGTTACCTTAGCGTCAATTACATCCGATGCAGTCTTGCCCTCTTCCTCAATAGCAGCAAGCTGCTCTTCTGTCAAGTCTGTTCCCTCTGGTCTCTCGTAAGGAGTTGCATCTTGTATCATACCATCGCCGTCGCCATCAGTAGCATTGGGATTGTAATCAGTCATCTTGTCACGAATATCTTCTGACATTATTCCTCCTAGAATTTATCTTTATTATACCAGATGTATGTTTAAAGGGGCAGAGGCTGAGTAGCCCCTGCCCCTTTAAGGTTATTTAGTTATAGATTAGCTGTCAGCTGCGGCATCTGCCCAAGCGATAGCGTCCTCTTCCTCCCACTGAATACCGAAACGTACGAATACGGTGTACTCAATGGTGTCCTTCTTAGCCTTGTACTCACGGTTTACAGTGATGTCTCGCTGGAAACCCCATACACGGTTCTGAGGGAATGTTAGATCGATGTAACCATCTGGGTAGTAAGGTACTTCCTGTACCTCAATGCCTAGAACACGGGTAGTGCGAGCACCACCGAATGTCTGGTCTGTTCCAGATAGGTAACGCTCACGACCAGCTGGTGTACCAGCAGCACCTGCGTGAGAGCCAAAGGCCTCAGCAATAGCGTCCGCAAGTGTACCATTGTTCTTTACGATACCCTGGAACACGTCAGTACCAGCGTAGAACTTAAGATTGTTCTTAAGTGCACGATACTTACGTGGCATAGCCAGAATAATGTTCTGCATGACCTCTGGGGTCCAGCCATCGTTGGTTACTGTAACAACAGACTCGTGTGAGTCTCCGTTGCCCTGGTGCTTTGCGACGAAACCTGGCATAATGCTCAGGAATGCGTCAGAACCAGTACCAGTACCGTTAATTGCTAGATCTTCAATGTCATTTGCAAAAGCATTTGTCATTAGTCGAACCAAGTGGTCCTCAAGTGCAGCACCTTCGACGTTGTCTTCTAGTGCTTCAGCTGAGACCTCCCAGTCCAGACGGATCTTCTTTGTAGTCAGTTCAACCTTTGTGAACTGAGCACCAGTGTTGGTGTAGTCACCGTTAGCCTGTGCAGCTGCACGGATAACACGCTCACCCACATTGACCTTTTCGAGCTCCATTGTGTTTGCACGCATGGTAACTCGGCGGCCATCCTTGGCGAGAACAGTAGCATCCCAAACGTAGTCAATAAACCTACGGGCCTGTTCAGGGCGTAGGATACCACTAGCAGCATCACCCGAAGGATTTACGGCATTTGGACCACTTGTCACACCAAAGTTAGCTGTTGGAATGTTTCCTAGTGTATCTGCACCAGGATTCGTTACACCTCCAACACCACCAGATGCAAAAGCACCTTCTCCGTTATATAGACCAGAGTCAGCACCAGCAGCGTCTGGGTTATTCTTGATAATCTCTTCCGACATATTGTCACCTCCTAAGTGATTGTTGCTTAATTAAATAAGTCGGCAGTTTTGAGGAAACGTCCGCCCCATAGGGATTGCTCAGACTTTTCAATCTGAGTTTCCTGTACGATCTCGCCTAGATCGCCAGATTTGCGGAAAGCTGTGTCGGCCTCTACGGCATCTACACGCTTTCCAAGCTCATTAAAGCCGCTCTCAGCATTATTTAGTTTGGCGGAAACCTCACTAAGAGACTTTTTAAGGGAAGCAATCTCGTCGTTTAGTGACTTGACCACCTCAGACAGATCGCTAAAGGCAGATGTAATGTTAGACTTGATGTCTGAGACAACCTCTACAATTACATCGTCTGACTTAGATACCTCTTCAACAGAATCTGACTTCTTGTCTTCATAAGACTTCTCGTCATCCTCGTCCATGTCGTCAGACTTCATGGTCTCTTCGTCTTCCATATTGTCAGACTTTTCTTCCATTTCCTCTTCATCCATAGACTTCTCTTCTGTCTCAGCTTCGTCTGCCTTCTCGACAGTCTCAGCTACGGCATCTGCCTCTGGAGCGACCTCTGATTTTTCAACAACTTCTTCTGTAGTCTCTTCGACAACAGCCTCTGTGTTCTTTTCCATAGGACTTACCTCCTTGTCAATCTCAGTTCCAATGCCTTTAGCACTATCAACTAAGAACTTTATCATATCCATTTTTTCGTTATCGTTTGACTCAACGAAACCTATGTTCTTCATGCTGGTTCCAGATACTGGGCTTTCCTCAGAATCATTTTTAGACACCATGACTAATCCAGACTCTTCGTCCCAAAAAACATTTTCAATATCTACGTCAGCAATTTCTCCCTTGATTACATCTTTGCCATCTACCTTTTCGATAGAAACAATATTTGCATATTGGTTGGCTGGGTTGTCAACAAGAGAAAGCTCTACCAAGTCATAGTCTTTAATAATACGAATTGACTTGTCAATCTTGTCATCATAGGCATCATCCCACTTGTTCATCTTCCCCCCAATGGAGAAGCCTGATAGGGTGCCATCTAAAACTTTTTCCCAGGTGTCCTGTGCACCCTTTGAAACATAGGCGGAAACAAAAACGCCATTATACATCTTTTTTGACTGTGGGTCAAAATACTTGTCTTCTTTAAACGCAACCATCTTGCCTACAGCAATCGGCTCGTGCATTTCACGGATGTTTCCACGAAACTTTGCAAAAGCCTTCATTGAGGCTTCGGTTGTTACAATATCCATCTGCTTGTCAACATTGTCAAGCGTGGCAAATCCAGAGACGATTCTTCGCTCTTTGTCTACTTTAGTGAGGGGCATTGAAAAACGAACGGTATCGCCATCAGTGGCCCACTGAGCCTTTGATATAGTCATGGTATATTAATTATAGAAGCCTTTTTGTAAAATTGTTAACAAATCGTTAAGTTTTTTTAGTTTGAGCTTCTACCCTCCCCTCCAGCATTTCGACCTGAAATGGTGGCTGGGCTATCAGATTGATTGTTTGATCTCTCTGCATCTCTTTGCCTATTTCCTGCATTATTTGCCCTAGCATCTGTTGCCTGCCTTGCAGACATCTCGAATGGCTCGTCACCATCTGATCTTTGTGGAAGACCTAGAACTTCACGTGCCTCATTAGGTACCATAATCTGTGTCTTTACGTATCTCTCAAGAATCTGAGACTGAGCAATTTCATCAGTAAGGGTTAGCTCATTAAACTTAAATTCTAAGATGTCTGTCTTTTCACGAACTACCTTGTTAATCATTTTTTCAAGATTAGTCTGTGCGGGTCTTGCAACCTGCTCTTTAAATGTCCTATCTTGAGATAGTGCAGAAGCAATGCTTGATGAGTCTGCTCCACCAATTTTAGACAGTGGCACTTGATGTGCCACAAGGATATCATCACGATTACGAATACGATATTCGTTAAAGGATGCTTCTTGAACACCGTTCTCAATTGGCTTCATATCAAACTCTACCTTATTGGTATCTGAATCTCCTGGTAGTGGAATGTAGAGTGTTCTGTGAGACTGACCACGCAAATTGGTCTGCAAGAATCTAAAGAGCTTATCTTCTGCTTCAGCAGATAGCTTCGCTCCCTTAAGAGTTACTACATATCTTGGAACCGCCTTATTGCCAAAGTAGTCAATGTTATATTGAGATGCCAGCTGGTCTCCGTGTAGTGAGGAGATTGCAGACATAATGTCGGGTACCCCATAAAATGTGTTTAGTGGTGAGTACTCTTTATAATGCAAAATTTCATTTGGCCTTGGGTCGCCAGTTACTGGGTTTGCATTTTTTGCCCCAAAGTTGCGGAAATAAACAACCTTGTGTCCAATAATTTGTACAAAACCATCTCGTAGTCTACGAACACGAACTGTCGTTGCAGGAATGTGGCCAATGTAGCCAATCTCGCCTTTGGTGGTTCTACCAATTTCTAGGTATCCGTTTCCAGTTGCCTGAACATCCGTAAAAAACTTAGTAAGCACATGGTTAAAAGACTCATCTCTATTAAGATTTTCTAGCCAGTCACGTATCTCAATCTTTGCACGCTCAATGCGATTGCGAGCACGGCTTCTTTGATCATCATCCATTGACTGTTCTAGTCGAAGCTGAGTCTTATCAGAGAGCTCAAAATCATATCCAAGACCGACGATATTCTCGACCTTTGCGTCGATGGCTGCGTGGTTTGCAAAAGAGGTATCATAATAGTTTGCAAGCTCGTAGAGATTCCATGGCGGTGTAATAACGTCAAACAAGCCATATCCATTGTGGTATACCTTGCCTGGATTAATTTCTTTAGAGGTGGCACCCTCAATGCCGCCACGAATAGCACCTGCAGCCGATAAATATGCTGGAGCATTTGTGTCTACATCATTTGGTACTGGGCTATCATAGTTCTTTACAAACCTATCTGTACGCCTTCTAAAATTCTTGTCTAGTCCATCGTACTGCTTTAGGGTATCCCATTTATTATTAAACGGGTCCTGCTTTTTAAAGGTGTCGTCTTTTGTTGTGCCATCATCAATTCTTGCACCAATAATATATTCTTCAGACATTAGCCTTCATCTCCATAAGCATCTAGTGTTTGCTTGGCTGCAATTATTGCACCAAGGTCATTCTTAGAGGGTATAAGCCCCTGAAGCATTCTGTCTTTCTGCTCAGAATATTCTTCATCACTTATTCTCTCGGTACCAGCCATAAACACTGGTGTGCCGTCTGCTTCTCCATAATGTGCAGCAGCGTCACGAAGTTTTTGAATCTGCTTCTCGTCACCACGATTTGATGGTATGTTTAAGACGTTTCCTTGACCATCAGTAAACCACTTGCCATTGGACTTTTTCCATACATAAGTGCCCCAAGCGTATCCCTGGGGATCAACCAAAGTTACTTTTGCCTTACCTAGAGCTTGCTCAAATGCATCGGGTTTTTCAGATTTCATAACCACTAGTATACCACATTATACAGGAGATACTGTTTGTGTTTGCCATGCTGCATCTTTAATAACAATATACTCATAGGAATTAAACTGCAAAAACTGAGAATCGTCAACAATTATCTTGTTATTGCCTGTATATGTTTTATAAATGTCTTCTGGGCTAACCCCATAAAAACTTTTTGTTGAAATAACAAGAACGCCATTCCATAAATATGATTGTCTCCAAAAGTCCCACTCAATCTCAGTAGCATCAATCTGCTTAACTCTAAACCAGGGTCTGCTAGAAACTTGCTGGACTTCTTGAAGATTAGTTGACTGATAGTGTGAAATAGAGTTTGCCATTATCGGACCAGTAATTCTTACAAAGCCCACTGTGCCTCCTACATCCATAGCTTGGGATAGCCCTAGCCCTAGCATTCCCCAATCTTTTGTTTCTAAAGCTGGTTCTTTAACAATTCTTCCATTCCAGTAAAATACAATATCGTTTGCCACTTCGCCAGTATTTCCATCAATAGCATAAAGCTTTGCTCTCTTTCCTTCTGGATGTGTAGCTGCCATGTAGATTTTTATTAGCCTATCCTTAGCTTCAATTTCCATAACTTCGGTTTGACCATACGGGAAGAAATCTTCATCATACCGTATAGCTGCTTGAAAAGCAATTACCTTATATTGTGGAGCCTTGTTTTGATTCATTGGAGTCATGAGACCACGACTTACTGTTGGGTCGTAGTTTCCCCTAGGGGCTATGCCAGATTTTCGTGTTAGGTATAAGTAGGGGCTGCTTCCCTTATATATGCTAAACGGATTGGTTGCCTTAAAGTCATAATATATCCCAGATCGTGTAAACGGATAAAGTGGTACCCCGAACCTTGTTCCTATAGGAGTTGCATAGGAATTATTTAATGCTTGTGATGCAAACTGCAAAGATCTAACTGCAATAGGAAACTGATTTATTCCAGGATTGACTATTTCAATATGTGTTACCACTGCAATTTCTTGAAAACTTACTCCACTTGGGGGATATATTACCATTCCATCAACAACTTCGTATTTTGTAGTTAGCCAGCTTCCTGTCGGTCTAACGACTCCATTTTTTGGTGCTGGCTCTGTATTTGTAAAAGAATTAATATCAGAATTTGCACCAGAAGATAGTAGCTGAAAAGTAACATATGTTTTAACCATAGAGCTTGTTGTGTTATATCTATATGTTTTTAACGTTCGATTTGCTAGGTCAGAATAGTCGGCATATCCAGTGTATAGAAAATTGTCTAGTGACTCGTATGTTCTTTGAATAGGGTTTGAATATTCAGCATATAGCTCTCCATATTCCCAAGGCCCAGTTGTTTCAGTTTCTGCATAATATTGTGATGGTGCTGGATAATCAACATTAAACTGCAAAAAGTCCAGATCGTAGTATTTATTTCCAAATTCATCATCTACATATTGACCAAAGTAAGACAATGGAATTTGGTCTTCCCAATATCCGTATGACAAAATATCCAAAAAATATACTGTAAAGAACCTTGACAAATATAGTCCATAGGATGGTATTAGATTGATAAGCTGATTTTGTGCATAGTATCCTGGTGCTCCACCATCTGCAACAAATGCAAAAATTTCTGTGCTATATTGTCCTCCATCAAAATCTCTTGATGGGTTTTCTAGAAACTCAGAGTCCCAGGCAAAGCTTCCCGCAGCAGAGTATCCCCATACAAGGCCATTTGGAGCAAAGGAATCTTGAATAGTTTTTGACTGCCTCTTATTCATAAATCCTACACGATAAATGTTTCCATCAAATATTTCATTTAATTCTTTAGAGTTTCCTACATATAAAGAAAGGCCTGACTTTTTGCCCAGAATTGTAGCGACTTTTCCACCAAAGTAGTTTGATGCCGCTTCTAGGTTTAGCCCTACCGAAAACTCTTCTCCAGGATAAAACTTGCCCAGTGATGCAAAAACTTCTGGTTCACTGTTTCCGTACTTTACAATATACTCAATGGCCGATCCTGTTATTTGTGCTTTAATGTAGTTATTATTTTGATCATAAATTGCAAAAACTGTTTTATTGCTATATATTGGTTCAGACTCTTTTAAGATAACATAGAGTGCTTGAGTACCACCTGAGATAAAGTTAAAATTATTAAAATATATAGCTCCTTGAGTATTATCCCAGTCAGAGTTAGGTCTTAGGGTCATGAAAGCAAGATCTTCATTTTGGGCATCAGAAATTGATTCA